TGTTCAATATGGGCCGACCTCGTCTATCCAAATTTGTTAAGTTTCGAGAAGCTGTAAAAAATAGAGATTGGATTGAAGCTGGTAATCAGTTGAAAGACTCTCGCTATTACACACAAGTAACAGCAAGAGCCGATAGGTTAATTAAAAGATTAAATGCCATCTAGTTCTAGAGCTATTGCTCTTTTACGGCCAGGTAGTTTTCTAATCCACCCTCTTTCTTCCATGCCTTTGAGATGGAATTGTATTGTTGACATTGCAAGAATGTTAAAGTGATCAGCTATTTCCCATTGTAATGGCATCTCACCTTTTTCTTCATAGTACTCTTTCATAAAATTAAAAATTTGATTTTGTTTTTTAGTCATCGGAATTTTTGTCTGCGACATAATACTTCTCCATCTCCATTTCTATTTCTGATTGTTCTAAAGAATTAAGCTTGGCGATCTCATCCATATTTTTTTGTCTAAGATCATTGAACAAAATATTTTTTTTGTCCTGACTGTTATTGCTTTTCTCGATTTGAGATAATGTATCTATAAATTTCATGATGAAATCACTGGCATTGGCATAAACAATAGGTTCATGTGGGCCAATAAAATGCATTATGTATTTAACGTCAGTTTTAGCCTTCTCTATAGACTTAACTTTGTTTTTGATATCATCAATCACATCAGTATTCTTACTGCTATCAGTGACGTTCTTAGGCTCTTTTTTTTCAGGGTAATCTTGAGCTTCCTCGGCAGTGATTAAACCTTTGATCGCATCCGGAAAAGCATCCCTGAGAGCAAAGCCCCTGGCCCTAAGTTGTAACATTCTTTTCGTATAGTTTTTCCAAGGACCTGGTTTATTAGTCAAGCCGGCTCGCTGTGCATCCTTATATGAAAATTCAGAAGTTGTTTCTTCTATCTCACCATGAACATTTCTTTTGACCAGGCAGACAGCCTTATCTTCTTCTTCAACATAAGTCTCACTAATACCTCTCCAATCAGGATGGGCCTTGCAGACGGCTATCATAGAATCTCCCCATAGTGAAGGCCTACCATTTATGACTGCAATATTCTGAAGAGCTTGCATAGGAGCTAGACCAATCTCATAGCCCCATTGAATAGCTACCAAGATATTATTTGGTTTACCCTGGAAGTCTTTTGGTATGTGAGTAGACGATGCTAGAAACTTTGAGAACTCAATAGCTTCAGTCATGTTAGTTGGATTTAAAGTTGGTAATGTCATTTAGTTCTCCTTCTTTTCAATTTTAAATTTTCTATACCAAGATGCATCTTTTGCTGGCACTAACTTCTCAGGTTGTGCTTTTCTTTTGACGATAGGATTAAGTATTTTGTACTCCCCTATCTCGGCTATCTCGGCATCATTCTGTTCCATAACAAGCTCTAATGCTTCCTGACATTCTTGCCTGGTGGTAGTCCATTCCCTTACCTCGGCATCAGCCTTGGCCCAATCCATAGCTATACGAATAACTTCATTTTTAGTCTTTAGATGGTCTAGGTTTATGGTGTAAGGTTTACCATTATCTAATGGTGGGTATGGCTCATTCATGTCAACCTTCTGCCAAAACTCAGCAACCTTTTCCATGATGATAGCATGGAGTTCTTGGTCAGCTTTGTAAGGTACAAGGTTTAGTCTTTGTGATTTCCCAAAGATAGCAATGATGCCCCACTTCAAACCACTACATAATAACTGTGTCTGTAGCTGAATAACCTGGTCAGGCCTGGGGAAGTCATCAGTGTTTGTAGTCTTTATTTCTAATGCACCCATACCGGTTAAAACCATATGGCCTTTAGTCTGAGGGTCTTGCATTGTGATCTCACCATCTATCTGCACGATAGCATCAAGAGATGCACACAATCCCAGGTCAGGTAATCTGTGACCATCAGTGACATCATGTACCCTGACATCAGCAACACCCTCACCTATCTTAGCAAGCTTATCTATTGACCAAACAATGATTGCTTCTTCCAGGTAATTACCTCTTTCTTTTGCATCTTGTGCAAAGTCAGATTCAATGGTAGGTATATTCTGTCTTGCATGAATAGTTTTTTGTCTTTCTCTTTCATTAGTTGAAAATTTAGTCTGACCCAAAACTATAGCTGGAACTCTTGAAGCACCTAGTTCCTTAGTATCGTCTGAAAATTTAGCCATTTATCACTCCATAATTAAGAGCAAAGCAAGCATCATCAATTAGACATACTAGATGTAGTAGGTAATAGATGTAGACCATTGTAAAAATAGATGCTAAGATATAACCAAGTACCCTCAATACTTTTATAAAAGCTAGAGGGTTGTGCCAAAACGTAGGCAAAATACTTCTTACATTGTATATATTATGCGACAAACTGTTATTATTATAACGGCTCTTCTCGCTAAGTGATTGTTTACTAACCATGTTTAGTCTCCTTCTGATTAATGGTTTTTTTGTACTACCTCTAGAAGTATGTGTCAAAATGCCCCCTAAATGTAGTAGTTCGATTTTTAATCGTTTGTTTTTGTTAGAAATATTATTCATTATCTAAGCCCATGTATGCCGTATAGAAACCAAAAGTCTGTTCTAGATTTTATACTAAAGTTTGCCCTGGTAATAGCATCTTGTGCATCAAGGCATCTTTGAAAAACAGATTTGCTGGTATCTCTATGAATAGACTGTAGCTCCCTGGATAATTTCTTTAGTTCCTGAGAAGCTGATTGAATACTCTTTCTACTCACGATTGGGATAGTCATTCTGACTGCTGTCTTAGCTCCTTTATAATGCATATAGTGTTCGTGATTTAAAACAGCTTTGGCTACCTTTTCTTTTTGTGGTCCAGTAAGTGTTGGAAAATGATCACTAAGATTATGGCCGTTGATATTTCTTTTGCCTATCTTATCGATCCTAGACTGTATTATTTTACCAAATTTGTCCTTCATGATTTATCCTTTTTCTGAAATTTTACAATATCAGGATGAGAATGATAATCAATGTCAACTGGCTCATCGCTCAGATGCTTGTAGAGTGTAAAGTCATTTTCCACTAGATCGGCTAATCTTGTAAGATCATTCCATCGGCCTTTAGTTACCTTTTTGGCCAGGTCTTTTCGAGCATTAAGATAACCTACAAATGCTTCATACATAGTCTCAGTTCCTTTAAAAGCCACACGATTGGCTGATCTTTCAACTTGCAACCAGCCTTCAGCTTCACATTCATCAACCATATTTGAGATCGATTGTCTTGTGGCTCTTAGTTCTTCAGCAACAAATGATATAGTGTAAAACTCGTTAACGATGTAAGCGTAAACCACATATCGAGCAAAAACATTTCTAAGTGGTGTTGAATTAAAATATCTTTGTATTCTAGAATTTAATCTATCTTGTCTTTCCTGGTATATCTTTATCTCTAATTCACATAAGACTTTAGACATTTCCATATCAAGATAATTTTGTAACTGTTTCTTTTTCATTGTTGCTCCAATCTTTTAACGACATTGCGAACTGTAGATGCATACCAATCACCACCTCTTGCAGTGGTTACACCCATTTGATTTAGTTGTATGGCAATCTCTCTATAGCTATCACCACATTTAAGAAGCTTCATGATTGTAGGACCTACGATCTTAGCAAAGCCGTCACTCTCAGCCTTCACAACTTCACCAGCCCTGGCTCTTGCTTTATCCATATGATCATGAATACCAAGCTTAGTGATAGTACGGCCTGACCTGGTTTGATATTTGCCCTTCTCCCTGAGTTCTTGTTTGATTTTACTAAGACCTGACTTAGTTCTTTCAGCTATCCTACGTCTTTCCATAGCACCAAAGTACGCTTTCATAGAAAACCTTTCCCAGCTTTCGGATATCTCAGGCTCATTGCAGACAACAAATTTGATCTTGCCCTTCTCCAGCTTCTCTTCAAAGAAGTCTAGAGTGTCTTGCATCCTACGACTGAATCTTTCCAGGTCAGCTACAATAATAGTAGCCTTGTTAACCTTGGCAGTCTCAATACATTTAGATAGCTCAGGTCTTTTAGAAGGTGAAATCTTACCTGAGACACCCTCTTCCTTAAACCACATAACCTGGTGATCACCACCATTGAGCCACTTCTTGATCTCCATTTCTTGCCTGGCAACATCCTGGCTGTCTGTCGATACCCTCACATAGGCACAATAGACACCAGCATGTTCATGACCGGCTGTATTCTTAACCCTCATTAGTTTGCTCCCTTTCCTGGTATAAAATGTATATCGCCTTCATAATCCTGGACCATGATCTCTTTTACACCAGCTTTGACTGCAACATCTTTGGCCATCATTATAAAGACATCATGCTCATCAGAAGGTACTGCAACCTCGATCTTTTCGCATGGCAGTCCTCCAGTGTGTCCTTCACATATGCCGGTCACTGGGTAATGTGTACATCCACCAAACTCAATATAAAAATCGTCAATAGTTTTACTGAGCAGTTCTTTAGTACTGCCCAGCTTTGTTTCATGTGGAATGATTATGTATGATAGTTTCATTGTGTCACCTCACTATCAGCCCAGCTATTGCCGTTTGATATACACTTAGCCCCAGGACCACCAGTAAGAGCATAAACCTTGCCCTCTTGTGGTTTGTTTTCTTTAAGGTATTCCTTGGCACATTCTAAAGCCATTTTATTTAAAAGAATTTCTTTTGCTTTAATTTTATCTTCCATTAGTTTGCTCCCTTTCCTGGTATAAAATGTATATCGCCTTCATAATCCTGGACCATGATCTCTTTTACACCAGCTTTGAC